CAGAAGCCAAGCTCATTCTTGATGATGTATTCGATAGGTTGGAAGCGGAGGTCTCTGTAATGTGAGCCTCCTACTTGTCGCTCTAATGCACTCACTCACATGTCCTTTGTTTTCTTACTTCGTATGTTTGAAACATCGTGCCATCTTGGAAGGTCTTTAGCCTGTGGCAATTGGCGCATAGCACCTGGCACTTAGACAACTCCGCCTTCAACCTAACCCTGGACCAGCCTGTATTGATAGCTTGACGGTCCTTATGACCCGCTCGCTTAGGTAAGATATGGTCTATGTCTAGCTGGCACGAGTGGTCAGCCTTGAAGTCACACAGACTACAACCCTTGATGAGCTTCCATCGCTTGACGAGGTTTGAGATTTTCATTTTGTGATTTCGCAGGTCAGTTAACCTACACTCATCACAGCTATACTGACGCTCCCCTGGTCGGTTCTTTCCACGAAGGGCATAACTGGTAAGGGGCTTTTCTACACTACAACTAGGACAAACTTTCATCAACTAATATCAACAATCTCACATACATCACCAGTACAAGCAAAAGTTTGACTAGACTTAGTGTTATCTTCTTTTTCGTATTCGGAAAGCTCCGACCAATCAATGTCTGAAGGCATGATACTTAGAAGCTCTTCAAACTCACCCTTGCTGCAATCTTGATAAGGTGCCTGCTGGTAGGAGTGATCACTGTGTGGGAGGAAGGAGACACCAGAAATTTCATCAAAGTGCTTGAACACCCAAGCACCTACTTCCATCCACTCGTGGTCCCTTACCGAGATGGTTACACTCGGTTTGTGTTCACACCAATGGCGCTGATACGTGAGCCACGTTTCAAGCTGCTCAATAGCAGTCATGTCATTTCGAGTAACTGCCCCTGTAGGGGATTTCACCGGGAAGCTGAACACAGTAGTGGCCCCAGGCTTCATAACGTCAGGCTCGTAAGGAAATCCTTTTTCCTTCATGAACTGCGTCAGGGGGTCTTTGTTATCACCGCGAACAGTACGGATATAATACTCAGAATGACGGGCGTGGATGCCGCTAGCACTATCAACCAACTGGGAGACAGTCCCGCTTGGCTTGACGCAGGTAATCGCTGCCGAAGCAGGAATACCAAGAGCAGCAGCCCACTTAGCATTAGTAGCAATGGCAACATCACGTAGCTTCTCCAAAAGCTCTTTGGTAGGCTTGGCTGTGAGGGCGTTATCCATGATGCCAGTGAGGCTGACACCCAGCAGTCGCTCTTCCTCGGTGTTGTCCTTCCACACCTTACGGAGGTAGGGGAAGTGAGTGAGAGTTGACTGGATAGTCCCCAGAAGAGCTGCAAGTTCAACCTTACCCGCCAGTGTCTCTGCGGTGTCCTCTGCTCGGATTACAACTTCCGTGAGATTACAGAACTGGTAGGGACGAAGGATAATCTCAGAGCAAGGGTTTGTACCAAACTCATAAGAAGGGTCCCGACGACCATTCTTAGCAGCTTGCTTTTTACTGGCAACACGGGAGAAGATACCCCGCTCTCCAGACCTGCTCTCTACAAGGGATGTCCACTCCCGTAGGAAGGTGCCCATGTCAGGTTTCTCAGTGTAAGCAACCGAGTTGTTTGCCAATGCCCGGTAAGCATCCTTCTCCCACCAAGACCCCGACTTAGCATGTCGAAGGCGGTCATCTGACAAGTTGGACAGGGAGATCATTGCAGAGCGTCTAACGCCACCGACTACGACCACCTCACCAATCTTACACATGATATCATGGCACTCTAGGGAAGAAAGCTTCCGACCCTGTGCTTCCGAGAACTTGCTGATTGTAAACCGGAACAAGTCCTCCAAGGGACCTGGGCCTGAGGCCCGCCCCCCAAAGGTCTTAAGCTTAGCTCCAGCAGGTCGTACCAGAGACATATCCCACTTTGGCATCTCCCCGGCGTAGAGGAGGCTGATCAACTGTCGGAAGGCTTTTGCCCAGCCCTCTTTGCTATCTTTGACAGCAATGATGGTGTCGCTCTTATAGAGCGGAGGAATCTCAGGCAGCTTCTGGATATACTGACGTTCAACTGAAAAGCCCACGCCAGTCCCGCAGAGCAGGATAAACATGGCTTCATCAAAACTCTTTACATCATCAACAGGTAGATAGGCACAGTTATAGCCAGATGTGTTGTCCCGTAGCAGGGCAGGCCCTGCGGTCATCATAGCCCTCATAGAAGGCATAATAGATAGGGACACGATAGCTTCGTAGATTTTCTTAGCTGTCTCTTCGTCGACTACCTTAGCCACAACATTATCAATGTAGCGTTGGACAGTTTCTTCCCAACTCTCCCTTCGATTTTCTTTCTCAAGCCATCGGGCATATCGACTTGTTGCAATAAACTTCTGAAAATCAGTCTTAAGTCCGTACTCTTTATAGTTAGGAATATTCAAACAAGGTCCTCAAGATATGGGGGTTTATAATTAACACTTTTAAGTACTTTACCGTCATCACGGTAGATGGGCTTACCGTCAGGCCCTAGCTTACTCATATTACTATCGTGGACACGGCAGAAGGCTTCTTCTAGGTCCAGCCCAAAGACCACAGCAGTACCAGATAGCACATAATTAAGATCACAAAGTTCTTTAAGTAGCTCTGCCTTACGGATGTCCATAATCTCTGAATCTTCGAAGTAGACAGCTTCTTCCCACTTGGTGAGTGCATCTTCAACCTCATTCAACTCTTCACGCATCAACTTTTTACGGAGGCTAATCAAATCATGGAAGGTCTTTAGGTCAATCCCTCCAGTGGGCAGGTTAAACGCTTCATGGAACTCTTTAACAATATCTTCACGGGTGGGGATGTATTCAGGCTCTTCGTCGGTGTCCTCATCACTCCAGTATTCAAACAGACTCAATTGGGTCATCAATATCACTTTCAATGTAACGACAATACCGTAGCAACCCCTCATCAATCAAATCCTGAGGGTAGTCATTCTCTAGAAACCATTTAACCTTGTCTTTATAGGATACCAAAGCCCCACCGGGGTAAGGCTTGGGAAACCCGTAAAGCCACCCAGAAGGTGGATCAACCATCAATACGCGAAGTGTCACTCATTATTCTCCATCAAAGCTCTCCAAGACACCGGAAACAACTCACTCATAAACTTACTAACTTCTCTTGCCACCAACTGGGTTTCGTATTGGGCATCATGCCCCAGTCGGAGGTTGCACATATTGGCAAAGGCATCCAAAGACCCACTCCACCACCAAGAGGTCATCATATTCTGGGGCAGCACCATCCGGGCCATCTCAGGAGCAATGCCTGCTTCGATCATGTCCCGATACAGGTCCATTGAGTGCATCTGATGCTTGAACGCAGCATCATGCACTGTCTGCATCCCGTGGCCCTGCATCCGTAGGTCAGTGACGTATAGGTTGCTGCTCCCTTGCTTCTTATCCTCTGCCCGTCCCCGCCAATGTGTAGGCTCATAGAAGGTGGGTTCTTCATCGACGTAGCGACGACTAACCTCATTCATCCGCAGGTATTCATGCTTTACGAGCTGGGCACGGACAAAGACCGGGGCTGTGACACGGAAGGAAGCAAAGCAATGGCCAAAGGGGGACATGTGTTTGTGTTTGGCCAGGTAGTGAATGAGCTTGGCGTCGGCTTCCTTTAGCTTGGGGTCGAACCCGCTATCAGGGCCGTAGTTCAGCCACTCACTCTCCTTATCGAAACTCACCCTTGCCGCATTAACAACGGTAAGGTCTGTCCCCATGTGGTCTAGTAGTGTTACAGAAATTTGGCTCATCAATCTCGCTTACTAAGTAAAATCCAAAGGACAATTGCAGCAACAACAAGGACGGCAAAGATATCATCCATATTCAGCCTCCAATGCTTTCATAGACACCCAACTGAGGTCATAATCGCCATTGTTCACTTGTCTTTTGATGACCACTCCCTTAGACCATTCGGCATTTGCTTGCCCAGCCCAAGCCTCTTCTTTTCCTTTGAAGCAGCCTGCCACAAGCCCGTTAAGAGGCGTTGGTCGAGCATCAGCTTTCCGATAATAATGGAATTTATGACTATGACCGACAGTTGCAGAGCAGGCAAGCTTTTCAACAAGAGAATAGCCATGATGCTTAGTTGAAAGAGCAGAACCGAAGTTGCCAGTGCTAACGTAGTGCCCATAGAGAACACCATCATAAATAGCGAGGGCGGGGGCGGAATTAGTATACTCGTGATACTCGTCAAACCAGTGGTCTGTTTGGAGGTGGCTAAAGGAGATTCCGTATTTGGTTCCTTCAAGTCGTGGGTCAACGGCTAGGGCCTTCTTGATACGATGTTCATGGTTGCCTTCAAACCCAATGCGGTAGGGACGCTTTTTCTTGCTTAGCTTGTAACGCCCCCAGAGACGGTCCTGAGCTTCATTGTAACTCTCAATGTCAGCTTGGTAGGACTGTGCGACAACGGCCTGTGGATTGCGGGTGTCGTAGGTGTTGAGGGAGCGCATGTCTGCGCCATCCCCCAAGTCTACAGTGTAATCGGGTTTGATATCCTCAATTAGACTACCAAGCCAATCAAATCGTTCATTAGAGCAATTTGGATCAGCGTGAGCACAGGTATAGACGATTACCGTCTTAGTGGACATAATCAGTGTCCACATCCGCCAGGATGGGGTTGGCTCGCATAATCAGGCGCTTGATCTCTTCAGCACCAAATTTCTTAACGAGAGACAGCATGTCGAGCATTTCACCTTTTTCTTCTTTTGTGAACTGCTTGAGATACTCCTCAGAAGCAACCTCCCCACTATCTTCTCGGAGGTTAAACGCTACTACACAACGGTTCCAGATACGCAACGGACGAAACTCAACATCATTAAAATTATTCATTAACTACTAACTCTTTCATTTTCTTTGTACGTTCAGAACGAGTCTGTTCTTGCAAACTCTTTATGTAACAGTACGGCTTGTTCACAATAAATTCGGTGCGCTATAAACTTGTCTTTAAAGTACCCTAGATGTTTTTCTTCACCATCGGATGCAATCCGCGCCTGCCACTTCTGGGCGGTGTCACTCCAGGTCACACCTTTTAGCCCTGATTTGCTTTCTTTCCTCGGACCCCTGTTGAGGAGGTTTTCAGTCAAGGTCGCATTTCGTAGGTTATCCTTTCTGTTATCTAACCCATTGCCATTTTCATGGTCAGTGTGCAGATCACATGGAGTCTTGTTGATAACCCTGTGCATCTTGATTGTCTTGGCAGGTTTAGTGGAGTAGTCTTTTCGCATTGCGTACACGACAGTAGGGTAGACTTGGGCACACCAATTGTAGTCTTCAACGAGAGGTAGGTCCTCTACGTCGATCATGGCTTCGTAGCCTCGACTGAGGGGTATATAAGCAATACCTCCCTCAACTCTTGCGGGCTTAATCTTCAAGCTCTTCTTCCTTTTGTCTCTGCACACGGGTCCTTTCCGTGGAGATACGGCGTTCCTCAGCGGTCTTCTTGGAATGACATTCCAAGCACATCACCTGAAGATTACTGCTGTCGCAGTAAAGCGCCTCAATAAATTCGTCCCAAGACACAAAACCAGTCGAGGGGTCGATAATAGGATTAACGTGATCTACATAAACATTCCGTGTAGTTTTCCCATTTACTTTCACTGATGCGGGCACACTATGCCCAGATACACACTGGTACACACCACGTTCCAACCGGGCGTTCTTGAGGGCTTCATTCTTAGGGGGCCATCTCATGCTCCCCTTTCTCAACTGGGCTTTTACAAAACTGTTAAACTTTGCTTGTGTCCACTGGTTATCACACTTGTTAAGCTCTGATTTCAATCGTTACGCATCTTTCTCTTTACTCTCTACTAACTTACAAAGTAGGGTGGCCCCATCAGCCTTGAACAGACTGCGGATTTCCTTGAGACTTTCCCCGTACTTTCGGCACTGTTCAACAGTCATGGGGCCATCCGTAATCATCACAGGTTCGCTACTATTTAGATAAAATAGAAACATATAAAGTATTACCATTAAACCTTTTAAGCTACTTGTAGCAGCTCCTCTCTTGCTGGTGGCAGCCACAACTTGGAACTACCATCCGGGTTCAGTTCTCTGACCATGTGCAACAGGTCAGCCTGCTCCTTGATCTTCTCCTTCCAAGAGTCTTCCCAAGTCTTGACGTACAATTCCGCCACAAGCTCGTAACACTCCCGTTCTGTCTGGGCGTCCTTGAGGAGGCTGTAGGCAAACACAGGGCCTCGTCCTTTCAACCCACCAATGTTGTCCACCTGATCTCCGGTGAGCATTTGGTAGTAGAGGAACTTATGGCCTGTCCCAAAAATCTTGGCAGGCTTAAGCTTCCCCTTGGCATCTCGCTCCCCTTCATTCTCGTGGATAAGCTCTCCAAGGGGTTCCACCCACAGAGGGCCACGAGCTGCTTGCCGACCCACTTCCCAGCTATAATGCCAACCTGGGCATTGCTTCACATCCTTGTCCCGAGAACAGATGATGGTGTCTTTCTCAGCTAGGCGACTGTATTGCGTAATACACATGTAGTCGTCAGCTTCGAGACCGCCCTCATGGATGCGGGTCTCATAGGTGGCCAGAATGTAGGCGAGGATATTGTAGAAGTGGAAGGGTTTGTCAGCCTTCCGTCCCGCCTTGTATTCTTTCTCCTTGGCCACCTCGAACCGGAAGTTGTCCTTGTAGTCGATGATAGGAGCTTCTTCCCTCGTGCGCTGTTTGTTCAGCATCTTGTTGATACGGAGGGTGTTCGTCAGGAAGAGAAGAGGGGCCTCTGTGGCCCCCACCTCATCGCATATCAGCCTGATACGAGCTTCTAGGAGTTCTTGGACAAACTCCCAGTCTCGTGGGCCTTCCTCTGATTGGCCAGAGAAGCCGATTTCGTAGAGAAGCTAAAGTATGTCGCTATCAATTAAGGGCAACATACGAACCTCCTTTCTTCTCATATCCAGTGAGCCAAGCCCAGTTATAACCATGCTGGATACGGAAAACTGCATGGTTAGTAACGCTGTAGCGTCTTGCTACCTCAGTTTGAGAAAAGCCATCCTCAAGGTTTTGTTTGATAGACAAGACCTCTTTTTCAGTCAGCTTAGCTCGGTTGTTATCTTCCCCCCGGTTCTTCATCAGGACCTGGGTACTGTGCAGTGAATTTAACTTTCTGGTTGACCACTCTAAGTTGCT